CTATTTAGATTAAGCAACTAAATTATCCTTCACCTTTATATTAAGTTTTCTTCTTATTCGCATACGTTCTCTAGGAGAAGTTGCACCCCAGACTCCAAACCGTTCATAGTTTAGAGCCCATTCAAAACATTCTGCTAAGTGTGGACATCTTTTACATATCCTTTTTGCAGATTCAGCTTGTGCTTGTTCTCCGTTATTAGGGAAGAAAAGTTCTGTATCTATCTCAGAACATAACGGGTTCTCAAACTTAGTGGGAACCCGCACAGGTTATTTAACCCAGACGGTATCGCACTTGTCTGGCGCACCTTTAGGTGCAGCACACATCCAACCTTTCCAAGGACCCTTCTGACCTACACCTGAGCGAAATGCCATTGCCCCGTGCTTACAGTCAGGGTTAGAAGTATCTGTTACAGCCGATCCGCCTAATGCTTTCTTAGCATATGCGATTGCGCCACCACCTGATGATGCTGTTGCACCAAGTGCGGTAGCAGTTGTTGTGATTAATGTTGATAGATCAGATAGTGAAGTTAGAGATGCCTCTAGTTCAGCCTGACTAGTTGCGTAAATATTTAATAGAGTTCCATCAGCTAACTTGTAGTTGACTTGGAACTTTGTGCTTTCCGGTGCAGCCATTACTTACCTCCAGTATGTTTGACAGTTAATCTTACTGATTCCTGTCCTTGTTTTTTTGGTACAAAGCCTAGAAGTTTCTCAACCTCTTCGGCATCTACTTGACTACGACCCGCAGTAGTACTCCATATAATGGATACACCACTGTTTGTCTGCCCAGTAAATCCTTCTAGTGCAGTCCTTACGGACTCCTTCTCTTCTGTTAATTCTTTTATTTTACTATCTAATTGCAAGTACTTCAAGGCTGAAGAATCCAATTCAGGATTATCTATATATACAACATCATCCTTGATAAGTCCTTTTTTTATTCCAGTACACCCCATTACACCTGACTCATCAAAGTACTTACAGTATGACTTGCAATAGTTTTGATCTCGCTCTGGTGCTGGTGGTTCTGCACTCTCTTTAATTGCAGCAAGCCAGTTAAGAGCTTCCTCTGCTAAAGCAGGATCATATGCTTCAGAGTGGACTTTAATATCTCGCTCATCACCATCACGGGCGATGGCTACAAGATTAACAGTTCTGGGTGTCCCCTTTCCAGACTTGTCAAGCAAGTAGCCATAGACCTGTACTTGCCATCGCTGTTGTAGTGATGGGAAATAGGATAGGTTCTTAATCTTTACAGTCTTCCAATCTATAACATCACCTGTCTCAGGTATGAATAGATCTATATGTGCTTTCATTCCGTTGTACTCAACTGCTGTCTCAACTAAATACTTTTTACCTTTTGGATCTAAGGTTGTAATGGCATCTTCAATAGCGGCGTGGATAGCTGTACCCATAATTGCTGCAAGTTTCATCTCATTATCATTAGTCTCAGGTTGATCGTTAAGACGATACCAAACCTTACGCCGACAACCACCCAACTCTGATGGTCCTACCTGGGTCTGCTTAGACCTAGCCCTGCCAGCATCCTTAGCTCGCAGAACCTCTAATAATAATTCTTTAGGATCGCTCACTAGTTCCTTGTCTAAGCGCTACTGCATAAGTTGGATAGCGCTTGTTTAAACCTTTTCTTATCTGCTTAGCAGAAGTCTTATATATTAGATACATAAACTTGAAATACATTATAGCCCCCATTTAATAAAGCACTCTAGAATAAACTTGTACATCTCTAAGTCTAATAGATACCACTGTAATTGCCAATAGATCTCACTCATTTATTATCCTTACTTAGTAAATTGTGTTTTGATACTAGGCGTTCCACCACACCATACGTTGTATGCTATAGCAATATTGACAGCCTTCTTTGCAGCACTCGTTGCTTTTGTATGGGTTTTAGTTTCAGCATCCATTGCTACTAGAGCACCTAGAGCTAACCCACCACCTGAGCCTATGCCGTACAAACCTCTGTCATCTCGCATATACCCATAGTCATCACTAAGTTGGAATAACTTTCCATTAAAGCAAAGTAAAGCATCCCAACCTGAGTCATCATCGTTCTTAGTTTTAGGCGCAGGATCATAACCTGCTTCAGTTAGTGTTTGTTTTATAGATGGTAATACCCTGATCATCACAAACCTATCAGGATCTTGTGTCTTAATTACTTTAGGTGGTTGCCATAAGTTATTAAGAATATCTCCAGCCAGTGCATCACCGGCAACTGCAATTAAATACTCGTTGACCTTAACTATTTTGTCGTAACCTTTAGCTATGTAAGGTCTATCGGTATAGGTAGTCATTGAGTCTGCTGCAAGCACAGCCCAACCCTTACCTTGTATACCAACAATTGCCGTCATAATTGCCTTCCTTTATCTTAGGTAAATAATAACACCAACCACTGACAAGTATCAGGATGTAAGTGCGACACGCCGCGAAATTGGATTACATCTTTTACTAGGCAGAGTATGTGTACAATATGAGCCGAAGGCGAATTACTGCACGGGCAACGCTTTGTGCGTTGCGACTGTTCGGTCTGTATGTTCCGTCTACCAACCCTGCGAAGAAATAAGCAGAAGCTACCAGAGACTCTACCACCTAAATTTGGTACAGATCTTAGATCTCTTGGTCCACTACACGCTTGTCCTTGTGGCTCTAAAGTATTTTCTATCCTAGCTACCTTTGATGAGTATGAGATATCCTGGTATATGTTAGATGCTAGTTGTGCTAACTGTGGCAACCTTGTAATTGTGCCTTGTCCAATAGATGATCCCAGTAAATAGGCATAAAAAAAGAAGCCACCCCGTTAAGGGTGGCCTCTGTATAGCCTCGCAGTAAATTTAATTACTTAGTGCCTAGACCGTATTCTTTCTCGGTCTTGTCTGCCCATTTAGCGAGTGGTCCTGCTAAGGACCCTATTAAGATTGCTTGTTCTGGTGCTAGGTCAGCAGCGAGAGCTAGTCCCATTGTTACTGCCGATGCTAGTACTGCCCGAAGATAAGACTTAAATGCAGCCTTAGCCTTTGGGTCTTTTAATTTTGCTAATAGATCTTTCATATACATCCTTTAAGGGCGAACTACACCCATTACTAGTGAGTAGGAGCGTTTCCTAAGATACACACCATCTCCGTTTGCTTGGCTACCTTTACCACCACTACTTGTATTACCTTCAATTACTTGTAGGTATTTCAAGGCGGTGTTATTCCACTTAACTATCCCAACGTGATCTGGTTCAGCATCAGTATCAAACTGAAAGAAGACTATATCTCCAGCCTGAGCCTGACCTATTGGAATTATTTTATTCTTATCAGTAAACCATTTTAATCCGGCAGCGCAGGAAGCAAATCCTTTTGCATTTTGTGCTGCAATCTTCTTGCTTAGTCCTGCTCTATCAAAGCACCACGATACAAACATAGCGCACCAAGGGTTATTGTTAAGTCCATACCACTTGCCGTACTTAGTATCATTAGAGCTACCCTCTTCGGTATAACCTATCTCAGCTTTAGCAATTTCTACTACGCTCATTTATTCTCTTTCTTTATTACTACTAGATCAAACGGTTGTGGCGGTACAGCAACCGCAGCAGGTCTGACATTCTTGACAGCAATCTTTATTCATTTTCTTTTCTCGTTTCTATATCGTAGTGAAAAGCATTAGAGTCTTCAGTGACCCACTTCTTTTTATCTTCAACATCCCACTTGCGATCATTGATTATTCTTTGGATTAGTGGGTCTCCATATTTAGTTGTATATGATGGTTCAAAAACAAATATTCTATTGTTAGGCTGGATAGCAAAGTTGCCATCATCTCGCTCTATAACGTGACCGCACTTGTGTTCATCAGGTGTCTCTGAGTATCCATCATCTAATCTATTAGAGTCTGGGTTATGCCAGTCAAGGGTAAATAAATACTTACCATTTACCTTGGTCTTATTCCTGTCCACATAATGAAGGCTTAGGTTTACTAGGTTACTAAACTTGGTAGCTGTTATGTATGGACTAAAAGAGTTCCACAATACTAGGTTATATAAACTTTCTTCAGGTACACCTGGCTTCTTACAGAAGGCATTGATAGGCATACGCCACCACAGGCCACCATCTTCCATCATAAAATGAAATAGTGGACTTCTATTTTGTACGCTACTTACTCCAAAGATTACACAAGGGAAGTACTTATCGTGACTATCCTCTTGGTTACGCAAGAAGTTACCCCTGACATAACAATCTATTGGTGGGATATTAGCGTTTAACTCTGGCATTTATTTCTTTAATACCTGCAATACTAAGTCAGTTAAAAATTCCACTTTTTCCTCCAGCCGATTGACCTGGTCCTTGACACTTGAGCCTCCATTGGGGCGAAGTTCGGATAGGTAATGCTTTACAAGGTGTCTGACTGTTACAGCTAGTGTTCCTACTAATGTAGTTACCGCTACTGCTATTCCTGCCCATTCGTTCGGTGTCATATTATCATATCAATCTAATAGTAGCGATTAACATTCCACCATATCCGGAGAATCTTCTATCACTTGGGGTTCTGTTTATAAAGTCAAGCTCTTCAATTAATCCAATGTATGACTCACCAGTTCTAAAGTCTTCTACTCTGATGGTGTCTCCTACATTCTCTATCGCTTCTAGTTGACTCAACCGATCATAGGCTGAACCTTCATAGCCCACCTCAACACCTAAGTTATCGCTCTCGTGGTCATAGCAGAACAAAGGGTATTGGATTATTCTCTGGCGAGGTACAGCAGGTAAAGACTTTAATTGGTATCCAGTAAATAGTGGACCCTTAGTTGCATCAGTTGATGATCTAGACATAGTAAATTTAAATGCAAGATACTCTTGCGCTGAGTTAGGATAAGGCACACCTAGTTCACTAGTTGCAGCACCTTGAGCAAAACCACCTATGTTGTATTCAGTATCTGCATAATCAATAGACTTAATAGTTATAGCACCATTTGTGGTATCTATTCTAGGATTAAGTAGTTTAAATAATTTATTTTCTAATGTGTTATATCGTATGAAACCTGTTTGTAAGTAACCACTTGTTACCTTACTGCCAGTGGACTCAGCATAAATAACATTGCCAGAAGTAAATGCTGCTCTATCTGAATTACCAAAGAAGGCTACCTGACTAGACTCAGTAGTAATACCACTTGCTACTAGATCCCAAGCCCAAGGAAATACTAGGCTATTAGCTATTACAGTTGTAGATAGATCTACCTTTACTAGTCCTGCTTCACCATCAATAGTGGTTGCAATATAAGCAAAGCGATCTCTAAATGCTATTGAGTTACAGGCAGCTTGATCAAATAATAAAGGACCATACTGGATGTTACCGTTAGTATCTGATACGCCTACTCTAAATCCCTTATTAGTTGCAAGGACTGCATATGTACCAAGGTATACATCAAAGTCATTGATGCGCTCACCCTCTGGTAGATCAATAATAACTGTAGGTGGTAGTAGTTCTGGAAAGCCTAAAGTAGTTGTGTTTGCGGTATCTAAACCAACCTTAAATACAGATGAGGATGTTCCATTAGGATCATATCCTGATATGTAAATAGCACTAGGTCCCTCTGATATAG